ATTCAAAACAACTTAAATCCATTATTAGAAAGTTTTAGTAGATTAAAAGCAGAAACAGGCGGTACTGGCTCTGCATTAAAAGCATTAGGTCAATCTTTAATTGGTCCTGCCGGATTAGGTATTGCTTTATCAGTTGTATCAGCAGGTATTTTATTTTATCAGCAATATCAGCAAAGAGCAAATAAAGAGGTTACTGTCGCTAAAAAAGTAACAGACGAATATATTAATTCCTTAAATCAAGTTGATCAGGCAAGGTTAAAAGGTGGTCAAAGCGCAGCATCTGAATTAACTACTATAAAGCTATTATACGACCAATATCAGAATGCAGCTTTACCGCTTGAAAAAAGAAAAGAAGCCTATAAGGAAATACAAAAGTTATATCCTGCATATTTTGGAAATCTAAAATTTGAAACATCAGCAACCGATAAAACTAAAACTGCTTACGATTCATTAACTCAATCTATTCTGGCAACTGCTAGAGCAAGAGCAGCCGCTGATCTAATTACTAAAAACTCTACCAGACAGTTAGAAAATGAACAAAAAGTAATTGACTTAACTACTCAAATAATTGCTGAACAAAATAAGCAAAAGAAATTACAGGCTCAGGTTGATAGCCAGAATTTATTAGCAAAGCAAGAAGCTAATATTTTAACATCTCAGCAAAGAGATATTTTAAATCAGTATTTAAAAGCAGGTTTTCAGGAAAATGAGTTAACAAAACTTAAGAATAATTTATTAACCGATACTAATATACTTACTGAGCAAAATATCCAACTGCAAAAGGCAGCTACTGCTGAGGTATTAAAGGGCGGTAAAATTAGCGGAAGCGTAGCAGGTGAAAAGTTAAAGGAAACCGAAAAGGAAAAAAGAAGATTCTTTGCTTTAATTAATGATTTTAAAGGTATTGCAGAAATAGGTAAAAAAGATATTGCAAAAACTTTAAGCGGTGGTAAGCCGTTAATTGATATAAATACTTTATTAAGTACAAAAAGTTTTATACCTAATAATATAGGTCAGCAACTATACACTCCATTTCAGATATTACAGGATAATATTAAGTTTGATTTATTGCCTCAGCTAGGCTCATCATTTAAGACATTCTTTGATGATATATTAATGAATGGTAATTTTTCTTTTTCGGCATTAGGTCAAGCAATCAAAAATACTTTTTTATCAGTATTAGCAAGTGAGGCAACTCAGGGCGTTTTAAAACTGTTAGGATCGGTAGGTGGTAAAACTGAAAAAGGTGGCGGTTTAATAGCAGGTATTGCAGGATTGTTTGGTGCAAGTAAAAAAGCCGCACCATTAGCAGGTATTGCCGCATCAACTGGAGGCTTTTTAGGTTCGGCTGCAACTATTGGCGCACCTGCTGCTGCTGCTAGTCCATTGTTACCTATCTTAGCCGGGGTTGCTGCAATAGCAGGTATTGCATCCTTATTTAAAAAGAAACAACAAGCACCTATTCCACAAGCATCATCTACAATCAGCACAAGTGCGGCAGGATCTGCTCAGGACTTTGGTGGTGGTCGTGTTGTATTTGAGATTTCAGGTACTAACTTAATCGGCGTATTAAACAGAGCAGGTGCAAAATTACAAAGGTTTGGACCATGAATTATAGTCAAAAATATTATTTTACGTTTTATTCGGACAGAGATACTCGGATTATCAATGGTACTCCAGATGAGTATTCTTGTGATATTTCACAACTGGATTATGCAGGTTCAGCGACAGAAATTCAGGCTCAACAAAATCCAATCCAGATAAACTATCAAAATACATCAAGCAATAAGCTAGAGGCAATCATAGGATCTGAATGTACGTTAAACCTAATAGCTACTGAAGACTTTGAGCTAGAGGATTTATATACCGAGAATGAGCGTGAGTTTTTAGTAGAAATATTTAGAAATGGCACTTTAATTTGGTCAGGCTTTATAATTCCAGATGGATGTCAGGAATCTTTTACTTTTGCGCCTTATGTTATCTCTGTAAATGCAGTTGATGGATTAGGGTTGCTTAAAAACTTAAGTTATGTCCAGAACGATGGTAATTTCTATTTAGGTAAGCAGAGTTTTATTGAGGTAATAGAAGCCTGTCTGGTTAGGTTAGATGCACCTAGTTTAGTGCTTAATACTTGCGTTAATATTTACGAAACAAGCATGACGCAAGGCGATTCTTACGATCCTTTAGACATGGCTTATGTAAATGCAGAGCGTTATCTAAAAGATGACCAGTTTACGCCAATGAACTGCGAAGATGTGCTTAGATCAATACTAGAGGAATGGACTGCCGTAATGATACAAAGCGGAGGCGAGTGGTATATTTATAGACCGACAGAGTTAGCAGTAGATGGTGACTTAGTATTTAGAAGATATTTAGATGGTTATAGGATTTATGATCAGCCGACAGTTACCGAGAATTTAGATTTGGTTTTAGGTGGCGAGAGCGAGGGCATAATAGCAGCACCTTATTTTCATATCAATACCGACCAAATGAAAATGATTGACAGACCATATAAAAATGCGTCAATGTCATATCTGTATGGTAAGATTGAAAATACGGATGAAATGTTAGCTAATCCTAATTTAGCAGGTGCAGGTCAAACCTGCGGAGGCGATCCTATTGGTCCTTGTGCTTTTGTAACTATTCCAGGCTACACTAAAACAGGGACAATGTATGCAGGTCTATATCCTACTGGCGGAGTAATATTTTATACTACGGGTGGCACTTATCCTGTATTGACAGACTTTTACGAAAACAATAATTTAATACCGGTAACATTAAACATAACTGTACAAGAGCGAGTAAAGTTTATCATTGAATATGAAAATCCAAATCCTCTATTTGGTACGGATATGAATTTTGTGATTAGTTTATACGATGGCTTAAGCACTCATTATTTACAGGCAGATGGCTCATGGGCAATAACTCCAGTAGAGCCGGGAATAAATTATTATCAGCTTAGAAGTCAAATAGGATCAGGAGGTACGGAAACAATTGTATCTAATCCAGTTCCTATAAGTGGAAATGTTACTTTTAGAATATTAGCGCCATCAGGGACAGTATATAATATTGTTTATACTCGGATTTCTGCCTATGTATTTTTAGATTTTGGAGATGAAATAGGAGAAATCCATACGGCTACGCAAACAGGCAAGTTTACTTTTGTGCCAGAAACTATCAATGTCTTTAATGGCGATAGTCCTAATAAGATGTACGTTGGTGCTATTTATCAGGATGATCAGGTAACTTTAACAGAACGATGGGTAAGGCGTGGAATATCTGAGAGTATTCTGGCAGAGCCTTATGAGGCTAATAAAGAATTTCTACGGATTGCAGTAGAAGAAAAACAAAGGCTTTATGCAGGACCATTTGTGCGCTTTGAGGGTTCTATATTTGGATATTTTAATCCTTTGCAGAGGTGGTCAATTAATTTAATAGAGGGTTATTTTATGAATTTAAGCCTAACTTATGACTTGCAGCAGAATATCTGTAAAGCAGTTTTAGGTAGGATAGTAGATGACGAAATTGCTTTAGATTATACCTTAGTGCCAGATTATGGAGCTACAACTAGAGTAACTGTAAAAGCAGGACCATGATGCTATTTATAAACGATATGCCAGTAGGTTGTTTAACCTCTGTAAGTAGATCAGAGCAGATTTCGTTTCTAGGAACGTGCAAGACAACACAGTCAGGCGGTCTAACGCAATTAGGGAGGCTCTACACCTACTCAATACCCTTTGAGGGTGTTATGACTACCGACAATAATATAATGTCGTGGACAGGCTTAAAATCGCTTGAAAGAGTTAAAATAAACTGGGAAATTACAGGCGATGGCATAGAGGGCGAGCAAGGGCAGGGATTTATAGAGAATTTAGAGATAGTGGGTGAGGTGCAGGATTTTATTAAATTTAGTGGTAATATTACAGGCTATGACTGATTTAATGCTTTATATAAACGATACGCCGGTCGGGTGTTTGCTTAGTAATAATCTAGCTGAAAATATCAGCTTTATTAAGACTTGCAAGTCAACGCAAGACATGGCTCAGAAGCAGTTACCTCAGTTGCATTCTTATTCGATTAGTTTTGAAGCGGTTTATTCTACGGATCAGGCAATAATAGGTTGGGATCAATTAAAAGACTTAGGCAGATCAAGACAGATTATGGATTGGTCAATGCTGAACACAGATACGAATG